CGGGCTCAGGTATCAACGCCTCATTCTCTAACCCATTTGTTAAGGGCGCAGTAGAAAACCTTGCGAACAAAATAACCGGGGTTTTGACCGAAACAACAAAAAAAGATTTACGTAAACTATTCGCAAGAGCCATAGATGAGGGCTGGAATACCAACGCAATTCAAGACGAGATCCAAAGAAAGTTTGAGCAATACCAAACAACAAGAGCCCGAATGATCGCTAGGACCGAAGCACGAATGGCTTGGGACGCAGGCGCAGAAGTTGCATACAAAGATATAGGTGTTGAAAAAGTTGACGTCATAGGCTGTACAATGTTTGAATGGGACTCAGATTGCGGGAGAAGGGGTATCCCCGTAGGCCTGATAGGCTCATTAAAGTTCCACCCAAACCATATCGGCTCACTAGCGCCAGCAGAGGAATAATAATGAACGTAAAAGAATGCGTGATACAAGATTATAAAGTGATGGACGATGCCGGGGCTACATACATCACGGGCTATGCCAACACAAAGGGCGTTGAGGATAGCTATGGCGATATCGCCATGTCAATAAACGGGGAGCCCGTTTATAATTTGACGAAACGCTTCCAGTTTAACCCCGTTGCGCTTGTAGACCACGGGCGGAGTGTTGGCAATATCTTTGGGGCCTTTATATTGGGCCCAGGTGCGACTTTTGAAGATGAGCGCGGTCTACATATCAAGCTGAGGCTTATGGACGACCCACAGACAGAGATAGCACGCCACGCTGTTGCCGCTTACAAATCAGGGGTAGCAAGAGCGTTTTCGATTGGCGGCGAGTGGATGTACAACGACCCTAAAAACAAGAAACATTTGACGTCAGCTATTATCTATGAGATTAGTGGTGTCGCAATTGGCGCGGACCCTGTGGCACTGTCTAACTCTCCAACGTATAAAGCATTTGACAAAGAGGCCGAAGGGTCCCAATCCCAAAAAGTCTTGGAGCTTCTAATTGCTGAATACAGAAAAAGTTTGTCGTCACAGGTTTTGTGGGCAATTGAATATCTACAAAAAAGAAAAGGTGACGTATGAGTTTAAAATCAATCATCGAAAAAATGATTCTTGACGGAAAATCTGACGCGGATATTGCTGTCGCAGTATCTGACCACAAGGAAGGCGAAAAAAGCGCTTCAACTGATACGATTGTCTCTTTGATCCTTGCTGGCCGTAAAGCCGCCGACATTCAAGCATCTTTGGGCGCTAAACTTTCAGCACGCGCAGCAGAAGAAGCTTTGGAAGCCAAAGCTGCAGCAGACGAAGCAAAACTTGACGCAAAACTTACAGAAAAACTAAAAAGTATTGGCATTTCACCCGCAAAATACGCAGCTCAAAAAACACTTAAACGGTTCAACCACATAACCGGAAAGATTGAAGATGTTACTGGGTTTACTGACGCATACAAGGGATTTAACGATCTAATTTCCGCCATACACGCAAAAGATTCTGCCTCAGCTAAATCTATTTCAAATGAAATTGACCGCGAGAATGACCGGTATGAAGCGGCTTTGAGTGGTAAAGCTACCCCTAGCGTTTCTGACGTAACAACACGCGGCGGATTTGCAATCCCTACCGAAGTCAACATGGTTATCTCACAGCTAACACAGGCTTCTTCTTTGGTTTTGCCTTACGTAAACAAAGACAACGTTGTTTATAATTCCAAAATCTACCCAGTCATGTATGGGATCGATGTTTCCTACATCGCTGATCAGTCCACCGCAATTGGCGAATCTAACCCAACATTCACCAACCCAACAGTGAACATGAAGCGTTTGGGCGCTTATTCTGCAATATCAAACCAAATTATATACCAAAAGGGCGCGGATTTGGTTAACGCATTCATTGCCGCTTATTCGTCTGCGTTGGCAAAGAAACTTGATCAACAAATCACAATTGGTAACGTAACAGGCAGTTCAGACGGCGTGGATGGTATCGTTTTTGACGCGCTTACAAGTTTGCCAACCCCTAAAGCGTTTGCCGATTTGACCATCACGGACTTGCGCAACATCTTGAACACTTTGAGCGCAGACGCTTTGAGCGCTTCAACTGTTTTTATGGGCAATAGAAAAGTTGTCGGGGCTATCGGGTTGCTAGAGACAACTGGTGGGATGCCGTATTTTCCACGCTACATTGACGGCGGAAAAGTTGCGCCTTTTGGCACGCCACTTATCGAAGTTCCGCAAATTGCTTCAACGCTTGACGTTGGCGGAGATGCACGTGTGGGCGGTACTGATGACGTCCTTATATGTGCTGATATGTCAAAAGTTATCGTTGGCCTTTCACGTGAAACAAGAATCGATTCTTCACAAGACTTCTTGTTCTTGAATGATGTCATGGTTATGCGCGTCATTAAAGATTTTGGGTGCAAAGTTCTCTCCGGAACTTCTACGGCAGGTATTGTTGCTGTTGCCCAAGAGTTGACCAACTAACATGGAATACTTAGTCACCTGTGAGCGGGGAATCGCTTACTTGGAAAACGGTTTTGAGGGTGGCGAACTTGCCACTTTCAAAAAAGGGGAGACTATCAGGGACGCCGATATTTTAAGGGGCCGCATCTCGGCCCCTGCCCTTGAAAGGCTTGAAACTGTTGGCCGAGTTCAAAAAGTTGACGGCCAAAAAAATAAAGAACTGAAAGGATTTAAAACAAAATGAAGAAATTGACGTTGCTTTTAGCATTTAGCGCTGTTTTTTTTTCATCTTACGCACACGCTGACCAGTTTCGGACAGTCCGCGTAAACGGAAAACAGGCGCTATCAAAACAGCCCGCGTTTGCAGTTCAAACATTGACAGCTGGCCAGACAGTGCCAAACCTTGCCAGCGGTACGGTCATTATCACCGGGATAAATACTAGCGCGACTGCAATCACTGGGTTCACCGGCGCTATCGCTGGCAATATTATTTATATTGTTGGTGGCGCGACAACAACCTCAAACGCGACCACAATCGCAGATTCTGGCGCGTTTAAATTGAACGGGGCCTACACCGCGACCGCTAACCACACATTGACACTTTTTGTGCGTGGGAATGGCGACTATGTAGAACTCGGAAGAGCCTCAAACTAGTGCCCATCTGCACGTCTGCGGACGTTTTTCAATTCACGGGCTCACCCGCAGACGTGCAGACAACACAAGCCGCCGCGGTTACGTCACTTATTGCAAACGTTTCAAATTATGTAGAGTCTTACATAGGAAGAAAGATTGAGACACTTGCAATAAGTAACGTCATATTCCAAGACGGCCTAAATTGTGAAATATATGGCCCCAAAATGTACTTAAAAGGAATCTACAGAGACCTTTATTCGATAAGTTTGATCAAAGAGAACGGCGAAACATTGGTAGCCGTTGCCGCTTACAATGATTCAGGTCAATACAGGCTAGATCCTACCGTGGGAGCAATAATAAGAGCGGGTCAGGACTGGAGCCTTGAACCGTTCGCTATCCTCATTACAGGGAACGTTTGCGCGGGTGGTGCGTCTGGTTTTCTAGGGATTAAACAACTCGTTATAGAAATAGTCGCCTCAAAAGCGGGCCTATTAAAAACCGAGATATTGACCGAATCGGGAAGCATCGATACAATCAGGACATTAAGCGAGACACAAATTAAAAACATGCTAAAATCTTACGTAACGAGGGACATATAATGGCATTAGGCGATGGAAAAGGTAGATCAGGGCTACAATCGGCAACCCTCACTAGCGTAACTGTCGGGACTAGTTCCACGGCCGTTTTGACGGCGGCGAATGCCGCTTTGTGCGAGTATATATATCTTGCTAACGACTCAGACGAGGTTATTTATATCGGGTTAGGCGCGGCGGCTCAGTTAAATAAGGGTATCAGACTCAATGCGTCCGGTGGTGTAATTGTTTTTGACGCGCAAACAATACCAAAAGTCGCCATAAATGCAATATGTGCAACGGGGAGCAAAAATCTTTGCGTGACTGTTGCCTCATAATTGTGGGCTGCGTTATATAACCCGCAACAGCAACGGCCGAAAAAGACTAGGAGAATAAGCGATGACAATTTCAACATTTGCCCCGGATTTTGATTATAATGACGCTAGCAAAACTCTTGGCGTTGATAAAGTTGATGTACTTAGCGCTTCATTTGAGGCAGTGGACGGGACGGCCCCCTTCACGGTAACAAGCACGACAAAAGTAACAAATCTTAACGCAGACAAGATTGACGGGCTAGATTCTACCGCATTTTTGAAAGTCTCCAATAATTTATCAGATATCACAAACGCGGGCACTGCTCGCACGAATATTGGGCTGGGTAATGTCGATAATACCACCGACGCCGCAAAACCTATCAGCACGGCCGCGCAGGCGGCGCTTGACCTCAAAGCACCGCTGGCGTCCCCCACATTTACGGGGACGGTCACGGGCGTGACCAAGGCAATGGTCGGCCTGGGCAGCGTGGATAACACGTCCGACGCGGC